GCTGTCAGCTCCGCCCGCAGAGCGTCAAGGTCGGCTTTCGTCGCGTACTCTACAGCCGGAGTTTGTTCCGGGGTGAAAAGCTTGAAATCAAAGAAGTCGGAAGCCCCTGTCTGCTGGTTAAAACGTTTCAGGTAGATCATGCCGTGCCCGATGTCCGGCATTACGACGCCGAGAGAAAAGTAGTCCGTGCTTGTGGCAATAGCCTCTTCGCGGCTAGTGACCGGCTTGCAGACGTATCCGGGAGCAATCTGCTGCACGGGCTGCGGTCGCTGATATCCGCCGTAAAACTGCTGTGGCTGCTGGTAGTAGTTTTCCATTGCTTCACGTCCTTTCTGCCCCCATTGTCGCATAAAAAAAGAGGGCTAACCCATCGGTTAGCCCTCAATAATCCGTCAAAAACCCATCATTCGATTGCAGCGGCGATCTTGTCCTTGATCGCCCGTATACGGCGCTCGACTTTCTCTGTGCCGTACAGTTCCGTATCCGTCTGCATGGCGAAAGAAATTTGCAAAACGCTCATGCCCTTTGCCCGCAGGCGGAAGATTTTTAATTCTTCGTCGGTAAAGCCGCAGTCCCGCTCAAACTGTTCGCGCAGCTCGCGCGGGAATTGCAGCTTATTCTTTGTCCCTGGCGTTGTTAAACTCCGTAGGATGCTCTCTGTCGTCATTGGCTACACTCTCCATGTATGCTTCAAAAAGTGTCTCTGCGAGGCTTTCAGACGCCTCGACGCCATTGATGCGGCAGAATGTTTTTACGGATTCTTTCATGATTCCGCAGTGTCGGTTTACAAATTTTTTGTTGCCGTCAGGCGGCTTTGAACTTATCGTTCATTTCCTTAACGGCGGCCTCAAGCAGCACCTTAAGCTCGTCCTCCGTGGTTTTTATGCCCTTCTGTTCGAGCATGGAGGCAGCGACAGCCATGGCGCGGGACAGCTTCTCGTCGCCGTGGACATCCTTATACACCTGTTCAATGTACGCAACGGTAGTTGCCGCTACCTTGCGCTTGGTATCGGTGTTGACATACTTTTCGTACAGCTTCGCGGCGTAAGACGCGGCAATGCCGCAGATGGCGAGGATGATGTACTTGATGATTTCCATGCCGTAGGTAGTGATGATTTCGTTCATTGCAAATTCTCCTTACTTCAAAAAATCGTTTTTCTTTAGATGGCCCGCGTAGACGCAATTAAGATGCTGGATGGTGTTTGCGGCGCGGTTGTTCTCATACAGCGGGTGGCCGGAGCAGTAGTCCTCGTATCGATCAACGTCCCGAAGAACGTCCGCCCAATGCTCGGCGGTGTGTAATACGCCCCGCCGCACCTCATCGCCGAAGCGGAGGATGCGGCTTCGCGCCTCGTCCGCGCGGCACGCAGCGTCGTCCTCGATGTGCTTTACGAGCTTACCGTCTAAGGCGTCCAAACGCTTCACGATCTCGCTTTTGTTCTTACGGTTGGCGAGGATCAGCGAGAAGATGCCAGCAACGGCAGCCCCGCCGCACGCGGTGATGATTGTCTTTATGATTTCCATTTTCTTCTCCTACTTTACTCCGAGGATATGGTTCACTTCGCCCTGCACGAGATCGTAAAACCACACGCCGAGCTTCTGCTTTCGCTCCTCGCCGTTGCCCCACTTTCCGTCGAGCACCTCCTGCGCCATCGCCGAAACACTTACGCATTTCCCGTCCTTTTCGTAGGGGCGGGGCTCTGCTCCGCCCGCCGCGCCATCGTCAAAATACGAAAGCGGCACATACAAAATATCCAGATCCAGCGGGCTGCCCCGGTACTGCTGCATGACGCATTTCCCGGAAAGGTCGGGATAATTCACGCCGTCGTTCGCGCCCCAAGCGGCGATCCATTTGTCATACCCCGTGTCCCCGATTCGGTTTTCAAACCAGTCGAGATTTGCGTACACGCCGGTTTTGTTCCCCGCGTCTTCCATAGCCGCGCAGAACGTCTTGCACATGGCGGTAATCGTCTCGTTAGACGGGAAGCCGTTCGTCTGCTTGTACCCGTCCGTGTCCTCCATGTCGAACCACACGCCGAGACGGGGCTTCCGGCCATTGAGAAAGCGCAGACACCGCTCCGCCTCCAATTTAGCCGTCTGCACATTCAGCGCATAGCTGTACCAGTAGATGCCCCACGGGATACCGAGCGCGTCGCATTTGGCGATGTTGCGCTCCGCCCATTTGTCGGCATTTCGGATGCCGTAGCCGCCGCGGATAATGACGAAGCCATCCTTGTACGGCGTGAAATTGAAATCGCCCTGATGCTCGGAAACGTCAATACCGTTCATTTCCATGTTCCTCCTGTTTTGAATTCTGCCAGCGCATTTTTCCAAGTACCGCCCTTGCTGTACAGCGTCGTTTGCTTCCACGTCTCGCCAACTTTTTCTTATGTGTGGTATTTCAAAATGACGTTTTTTGCTGTGCCGTTGTCGTTGTACATCCACTTTGCAACCTTTCTCGGCGTTCCGTTGTCGTTAAACACGAATGGCAAGCCGAGAAGCGCCGGGGCAGCAAAAGAAAATTCCTTTGTGACGTTGTCCACTTTCACGCCAACAACGACTTTGATAGACGCTCCGGCTGCCGCAATACCGGTGAAATAATAAGCCTTTGTGCTCCCGCTGCTGCCGAAGCGCGATTCTGTGTAAGTTTCGCCCGTAACACCGGCAACATCGCAGCGATGATATGTTTTGTAGAAGTCCGTGAAGTTGGGATTCGTCAAATGAAATGTGCGGGTCTCAACGATTTTTAAGGCAAAGTTTGTCCCTTCGAGCCGTGCAATGGATATTGTTCCTGTAACATCCAACTGGTTGTTATGAATGGATATTGTATCCTTCTGCACCCACTCGCTTCCGCCGGGAAGTGTCGGGGCGGTTAAGCTCCATCCCATTCAGCTCACCTCACACGATCTGCGCGTAGAAGTCGCCGCTCTGCCACTCACTCGGCGGCGTTTCGCTCGTGCCGACATAGATGTGCCGCACCTGATCGGCGGAAAGCCCGAACTTCGTATAAGGGATGTTGTCGGCAAGCTTTTCGGCAGTGACGGACTTGTTAGCATATTTTGGCGTTGTGATCGATCCGTCCGCGATCTGGCCGCTCGCCGCCTGTTCAATCGCCGCCCGAAGCTGCGCAAGCAGCTCCGTGAACTGCGCGTTGATGACGCTTGTGTCAATGCTCAACGTGTCGGTCACAAGGCCGCATACGTCCGGGTTTTGCCGCTCGTCTGTAATCATGGAAGCCGTGATTGCGGTCGTACCGGCGGCAACGGAAATCTGTGCAAGACTGATCTGCCGCTTCGTGCCGCTGTTGGTCAGCGCCGGAGCTGCCGCCGTGCTGGACGCTGCGCCTTTCAGGATTTTAATTTCCGGGCGGTCAACGTAGTTCGTGGTTTTCCATTCAACAATAACGCGGTCAATGCGGTTCAGAACGCCGTCTGCTGCGTCAATGGCAAGCTGCAACTTCGCGCCGCTTACGCTCTCTGTGTCATTCCACCAGACTACGCCGTCATTGTTTGCGTTCGACATCCAGCCTGTGCCGTCCGAGACCGTGACAGCCATTCCCGGCGTTGCAAGCGCGGCAACCGCCGCATTTCCTGACGCGGCAAAAACGCCGGATGTTCGCCCATGCAGCCAGCGCATAACGTCTTCCGCGCCGCTGTATTCATCCTGATTGTTCGGGAAACTCTTAATTTCAGCCATTTAATTTCAACTCCCCCAAAGCAGTTAATATTGGATCACCGAGAACAATTTCGGTGCTTGTGCTGTTTGCGTCCATTTTGTACTTTACACCGGTAATTCGGGCGTTGAAGGACACGCCGAAGCGGACGGAGACGCATGAAACGATGTCGCCGAGATTGTAGGCAACGCCAAGGTCTGCGCTGTCAATCGCAACGGAAAATGACTTGCGCTGAATGCGCTTGCCAAGCTCCATCGTCGCATAAGCTCGCGCACGGGCTTTGCAGTCTGTTTCGCTCTCTTCGTCTTCTTGCCGGACGTTCGTGTCAAACCAGACTTCGCGGCGCGTGTCGCCGGTTGCCGTGCCTACCTCTTCGATGAATTCAACACCGTCTTTCAGCGTTCCCGTGGCATAAGCAAAGTTTTTCAAGGTGCTGTCATCGTCATTAATGACAAGCTCCTGCGCTGTGCCTTGCTCTTCGGAAAAAACAACGGCGTGAATGCCAGAAGTCAAATCAACGCCCTTGTAGATTTTGAATGTGTGGGAAAGCGTTTCGGCGTCCCACACCATTTTCTGACCAAGCCCGGCTTCTTCCAGATAGGGCATGATCTCATCCAGAAGCTGACCGCCGTGCAGGATCGCGTCTGTGGCTTCTGTAAGCCCCGCAGCCGCCGCCGGTGCAAGGCGCGACATATTCCGCAGGTTCGCATTTATGAGCGCGTACACGCCGCTTTCCAGCGTTGTCAGGTGGTATTCGGACGCAATGCAGCGCTTGTTCAGCAGCCAGTTTGCCGTGTAGCCGTTCGCCGTGATACGGTTCTGATCCGTGTCGTGCTTCGTGTTGACGATGAAATACGTCACGTTTCTTTCCGTGTCGAAAAGCATATTGCCGACCTGAAGCGCCTTAATGTTGTAGTCGTTTACCGACGCAACAACGGTCAGCTTGCCGATGTCGTTGTAATAGACGGACATCTGAACGGAAACGGCGTGTTTCAGCTCATAGCGCGTGGAGAAGTCCGAAGGATAGATTTCAAAGCTCATAGCGCGATCCCCACAATCTCTGTTGCAAAGTCAACGTCCACCTGAAGGTTTTCCAGTCCGGACGCCGCTTCCGGCTTCAGAACGTTATCACCAACATCCAGCCGGAACAAATTGCTTGACAGGCTCAAAGCGCCCCGGCAGTCTCCGTCCGCGGATGACGTGACATAGGTTCTTTCGTGCGTGATCTCGACGACCAACCTTTCCCCGCTGACAAGCGTTTTCTTGAGAAGCAGGAATTTTCCGGTTGTGGCGTTCGTGATCTTTGGGTTTGTGACTTCTCCCTTTGCGACAAAGGTTGCCGTGTAGGGAATAGGCACTTGCCCACGGTTCGCAACGTTCATGAACTGCGTCTGCATTAGCGAACCGAAGCGATACGTCTTTGAAAAATTGCATGGCAGCCGGAAATATTTCTGAACGCCGGAAAGCGTGGCGCTTGCGCTGTCATCCTTGCACCAATACGGATACGCAGCCAGAAGCGAAAGCTGAAACTGCGCAAGCTGTCGCTTCGGCTCAATCGTCGGCGTTGCTGTCGGATAGACGGACAGATAATAGTCATCCGCATACAGCTTGCCGCCGAGATCGGGACGAACAACGGACAGAAGCTTTTCCTTGTTCTCCGTCTGCATATCGCCGACAAGATAGCCTGTGATCGTGACCGGGCGCGGTTGGATGTTGGTGCTTTGGATCGTCGCGCCTACCTGATCGATGCCCTGCGCCTGTGACAGATTGATGGACAGTGTGTCAATGCCGGAAGGCTTATTGATTAAAAAGCCCCCGGCATAGTCAAACGTGATGCTGTCGCCGTTGTCGTTGATGTAGCGGAACAGTTTGGAAAGATTCTTGAAATTCAAATTGCCCACCTCGCCTGTTCAAAGTAAGCCGCCGTTGCGCTCGCAAGCTGAACGGGCGTCTGTGCCGGTGCGTTGATGTACTGATTGATCGTCACGCCGTTTCCTGCGCCGCCGTTGCCCTTGCGCCATGCGTCGGCTTCGGATGCCGTCAGCACGGCTTCGCCTTCGTGCAGAATTGCCGGAAAGTTGTTATACGGAATGTAATCAAATCCTTTTGCGCCGGACATACCAGTCTGATCGTATTGTTTACCGCCGCCGCCACCGCCGCCACCGGTGTTGTTGTTGCCATTGACGTTAACATCGACATTGAGATTGCCGAACAGTCCGTCCCAAATTCCTTTGAACCAGTTTTTCAGCCCCTGCCATGCGTTGGAAATTCCTTCGCGGATTTTGGTCACGACCTGCGATCCTACACCAACAAGGCTTCCCCACATTTCGCCAATGCCTTCAACAATGGTCGTTATGATCTCACCAGCAGATTTGCCAAGTGCGAAAAGGTTGTCGGCGATGCCGGAAACGATCTGCACGACGATTTCAGCCGCCGACAACAGGAGCTGCGGCGCGGCTGCGATCAGTTCCTGCACCAGCCTTGAAATGATCGTCGGCGCTTGCGCAATCAGAATCGGCAGCGCAGCGATAAGACCTTCCGCCAGCGCGGAAATAAGATCGACCGCCGCATCAACAAGAAGGTTGACATTTTCTACAAGCGTCATCACGATCTGCAAAACGACATCAACGATTGTCGGAATCAGCGTCGGAAGGCTCTGTGAAATGCCCGCTGCCAGAGCAAGGATAAGCTGACCGGCGGACGATACGATGATCGGCAAGCTGGAAATCAGCGCCGTAATAAGTGTGTTGATGATCTGCGGCGCACTGCCTGTGATTACCGGCAAAATGGTTGCGAGAATTGCCGGAAGCTGACTTCCAAGGCTGTCAATCAACGTGACAATGCTGTCAATAATACCCGGCAAGAGCTGATTGATAAGCGGCGGAATCTCCGGCGCAAGCTGCGATACAAGCTGCGATATGCCCGTTGTCAGGCTCGGCAGAATGTCACCGATTGCCTTTGCAAGAAGTTTGGCAGAATTTACGACCGTTCCGACAAGCGCGTCAACGCTTCCCGTGCCGGTCAGCCAGTTTTCCCACGCCGCTTTTGTGGATGCAAGGCTGCCCTGAATCGTGCTTGCTGCTTCGTTCGCGGCATAATTGGCCAATCCCTGCATTTCGATGTAGTCCACAAGGGCATTTTGGCAATCCGCCAAATTCTCAATCTGATACTTCGTTGCGTTGCCGTTGGCCTTATTCCAATCATTGACTTTATCAATGACTTCCTGAAAGCCTTCTTTTGTCGGCGTTATGCCGAGCTGAAGGTTGTCTAACATGGTATAGTTGCTCTTCATAATGCCGTTAAAGGCATTCTGAACAGCTTCCTGTGAATTGCCGGTTGCAGCCACAACATCCGCTTCAGCCGTAATGATTCTATCGGCAAGTTCGGCTGCTGCTTGCGCATTGCCGCCGAGCGCTGTTTTAAGCCCAGTTGCAAAGCCGTTTACCTGCCGCAGATAGTCGTTTTGGCTCATCTGGACGGTGCTGTATGCGTTCTTTGATTTTTCTTCGATAAAAGAGAACGCTTCGCCGAACATCAGTTCAGCACCGCCTACAAGCTGCTCATATTCGGCGTAGTTTTCAACGGCGGACTTGGTAAGCGCTGTAATTCCGGTTGCTGCTGCGCCGATCGCCGCAAGGGACGCTTTTCCAACGGTTTTTGCAACAGAACCAAAGAATTTTCCCATCTTTTCACTTGCTTCTTTTGCCTTGCCCGTTGTGTTGTCAAGCTCTCTGTGCGCTTCTTCGTTGTTCACGGCGATTCTGCCGAAAATTTTAAATAATTCCAATGACCTTCACCTTCTTTCCGTGAAGATAAAATAAAAGAAGGCCACCGGAAACGTGACCTTCTATCTTGTGTTGCCCCTCTGGGCATGATTCCACCTATCCGAAAGCTGCATATCTATTGCCGGTGTAAGCTCTCCGACAAGGACGCCGGAATCAAGCCGTACACCATGCGGCATAGACCGTGCAAGGAAATCAATTAAAAGCTGCGTCTGCTCGATGAGCGTTTTTCGGACGCCCTCATTCTCGCCCCTTACCGCTATCCGGACATAATCCAGCAGCGTATCAATGGGCGCTATGGCTTCCGCTCCGGCTTCGCCGCCGCCAAGCAACGTATCGCCCACACGCCCGAAGATTGTTGCTTTGTCAAGGATGCCGCCTTCGGCGTTCCACTTGACATTAAAATTCGGAAGCTTGCCTTTTCCGGCGATGCCAAAAGGAGCTTTTCCGCCTGACACGCTGATCTTCGGGATTTTCAAGTTGCTGAAAATCTTTCCGATACTCAAAGGGAAGAAGCCCTTGATTTTGTCAATGGCGTTCTTTACGGCGTCCCGCGCTCCCTCGATCTTGTCAGCAATGGCGTCCTTAATGCTGCCGAAGGTGTTCTTCACCTTGGAAACAGCGCTTTTCAAATCGCCAAACTTGTTTTTGATCCACGTGACCGCTGACGATGTTGCCGACTTGATTTTCTCCCACATCTTCAGCCAGAAGTTGCGGAAGCCCTCGTTGTTTTTCCAAAGGTACACGAAAGCCGCCACAAGGCCGATAATAAGCGAGACAATAAGCCCGATTATATTTGCCTTCATTGCCAGATTCAACGCCTTCACGCCGCCTGTGACAAGCTTCAGCGCGGTCGTGGCCTTGCTCATTATGCTGCCCCACTTCAGCACAAGGACAAACCCGGAAACCGTGACCGTTGCCGCAAGGATACCCGCTGCCCACGCCTGCACGGTGCTTTTGTTCTGCTTGAACCATTTAATCATGTCCTTTATTTTCGTTATAAAGGATTGGAGCAGGGGAACAGCAGCGGTAACCATTTCAGCGGTCTTATTCTTGATAGCGGTCAAAATAGGTTCGCCGACGCGCCCAAGCTCGGCAAAGGCAGACGATAGCTTTTCATTGGCTCTATTTGCCGCCATAACGTCTTTATTCGTCTCTTTGTACTGCTCGGACGCTTTCTTATATGTGCCGTTCAGCGTGTCCATAATGAGCTTCTGACGCTCCTGCTCGGTGCTGCAAGCGTCAAGTTTTGCCTGAAACTCTTCTTCTCCGATTCCTGCCCAGTTCAGCGCATCGACAAGGCCGCCTGTAAGCTGTCCGGTTTTCGCGGTCTCGTTAGCCGCTTCTGTCAAGCCCTCAATGGGCAAGCTGTCCCCGAACGTAGCAAAGACGCCGGTGCAAATGTCCGTCCATGTCTGCAAATCCTTTTCGTTATTCGTCATTACGGCAAGATGGTTTGCAGCTTCAACCGATACGTCCGTATCGCCAAGGACGGCTTGCAAGTCCTGATACGTCTTTTTTGCCGCTTCGGAAGAATGTCCGTTCGTGACAAAGGCCGTGTCAAGCTTGCCCATTTCGGTTCTATATTCTCTGGAACTTTCGATTGCTGCTATCCATGCGCCGCCCAAAGCAGCACCGGCAGTCAGCACGGATTTTCCGATTTTCAGCGCAGATTCGCCAATCTTCTTAAAAGACGAATCGGTTTTCTTGCTTCCGGCTTCCGCTTTGTTCGCGGTATCGTCAATGGCTTCTTTCGCCTGTGCGTTGTCAACGGCAATCGTGCCGAGCAGCTTGAAAAGTTCCATGTTGCTATCCCCCTAATTGAAATAGGGCAGATAGGGGCTGCATTATGCGTCAGGTGGCACAAAATCCATTTCCATTGTGTGCTTCACAATGGCGGCAAGCTCTTCTTTCGTTGCGGTTTTCGGTGGCTGACGGTTCATTGCATCGCGGCATTCGGCGTAGGATCGTTCAAAATCCTTGTGCAGCCAAAATTCCCACGTTGCTTTTTCTTCAAGCTCTTCATTGCGGATGTTCACAAGCTCTGAAATGAACTCTTCCAGCCGTCCGGTCTTTATCATTTGATCCAGAAGGATCAACGGGCTTGAATAGCGCTGAAACAGCAGGTCAATAAACCGGATGTCGTTTAGCGAAACAGCCCGGCAACATCCCCGAAAAAATCCTTGAATTCCTCTTTCTTGACCACATCAACGATCATCGAAAGGAAAACGTTCATCGGCAGCGCGGCAATCTCTTTCTTGCCCATGCCGGACAGCCCGGAAAGAAGCTGATAGATGTCATCCTTGCACTTCGGGACGTTGGAAATGATGACGGACGCCACATCGACCGCAACCATCAGCCCCAGCGCCGTGGTGTCGATCTCCGCGCCCTCTGCGCCATCTTCTTTTTCGGCGGTCATGCCGCGGATCGCCGTTCGCAGCTCTTCCGATTCAAAGCAGCCCTTGAATTCCTTCAGCCCGATCCCGGAAATAATCTTCAGCATCGGGAAAACATCTTCGGCGGTCAGTCCGCGCAGCGTGTATGTTTTTTCGGTCATGTATTAAAACCCCTTCAGAATTTTTATAGTATGTTGAAAAAGGCAGGGGAGACCCCTGCCTTTATGTGTTGTTTTAGGCGTTTCTATGCGGATAGTGAATGTGCCAAGGCAGCTTGTCCAGCTCGCCGTCAAGATCGGCATAGCATTCAAACGTGCATTTCAGGACAGCGGCTTCCTTGTTTTTCCCTTCAAGCTCAAAGCCGGAAGTGCAAAGCGCGTTGTCAAGGATAACAACGATGTCCTCATTTTCCAGCGTTTTTCCCCAAAAGGCGATATTCTCCCAATAGTCGCCAGTGGCAATGTTGGACTTCGATTCGATGACGTCAAAGTTAGTGGCGTCAGTAGAAGTGCCTTCCGCGCCGAACGTCGCCGCTTTGATGATGTCCTTTGTAAGCTCGGAGAAATTGATTTCAATGCTTGCGGTCTCGCCGGTTTTCGCGGCAAGTCCCTTCGCCTTCACAAGAACGCCGTCAACATCGATGTTGGTAATCTCCGGGATAATGGACAGCTTAGAGCCGCCAGTTGTCGCGCCGACAAGGGATTCCGCTTTGTTCCAGCTTCCACCGCTGCCGCCGCTACCGGCAGTATATTTCAGCCCCCTGTGGATCGTGCCAGCGCCGAACGGGATATTTTTCGGCGTATTCTCGGTAACGCCGTGTTTTCCTGCGATCATATGTTCACACTCCATTCCTGTACAGATAGATTGATCTGGACGCTCTTCAGCTCGGCGTCCTCTTTCGGGATAATCAAGGCTGAATCATAAAAAATGACCACGGCTGAACCATCGTCAGCCATGACCGTTTTTCCGCTCACCTTGTTAAAATAGTTTTCGATTTTTGCCTTTGCCGTTTCAAGCTCCTGCCATGTCCCCCGGTGAAAGCCTGTCAGCATGATCGTTGCCGTCTGCTGTCCATCCTCATTCATCGGCGGGCTTTCGATGTACTCACCGACAAAATAAGGATAGACGATTTTTCCGGCAGCGTTCCCGGCATAAGAGCCGAAGCCGTAGGCAATACCAAGGGATTTCATGGCGGAAGAAACGATTTCAAGCGATTTCGTTGTCATGTGCCCAGCCCCTTAAAGATTTCTTTCGCCCGGCGGATGATCGCAGCTTTCGTTCCTTCAAACGCCCTCTGAAGCGTCCGGTTCGGCGTTTTGCCTTTTGTGTGATGCCAATTCCCGGAATCGTCCTGATACGACCAGCCGCCCTTTCTGCCGTCCCCGTGGGCGGCATATTCGCCCGTGCCGAACTCTTCCCAAATGGCATTTTCCAGCGGACTTCCGACTTTAGCTTCTTTCGCCGATTCATTCACTTGATGATTCCATGAGCCTTTCAAATGTCCGCTGGCGACGCGGGAATTTCGCCTTGCGGCTGATTCGATTTCTGACGCGGCTTCTTCAAGGAACTGAACGGCCTTATCATCGAGTGCTTCATTTACCTGAATGCTGAAATCCTGAAATTGCACAGACATTTTACTGACCCCCGGTAAACTTCAGATAGATTTCAAGCTGCGATCCGCTGCCCATCTCCATAGGATTATCAATCAGAAGCACGTCATAGACTTTGCTGTTGATAACCATCCGGGAATTTTCCGCAGCGATGCCGGACGCGAGCGCCACATAGTCAGCAATGAAAACGTGCGTTGATTCCTGAAGCTTGGCATTGTAGGTCGTATATTTGCTGTCACCGGCAGACAGGTCAAGCCAGCCTTTGAGCGTTTGGGCGTCTGCCCATGTCTTGACCTGCTCGCCAATGGCGTTCTGTGCGGTTGTGGCGATCTGAATGACCGCTGTGATATTGCCGCCTATGCCTTTCATACTCTCAACCCCTGTCCAAAGCGAGCCTTCATATAAGGTTTCAGGAAGCCCGTCAGGGACTTCGGAAATCCCATAGATGAATTGTCCCCGTCCATGTTGAAATACGTCACAGAATGGCGGCTGATCGTCTCTGACTGGACGCCTACCTTGTCGCCGTTGTCGAGCTGCCATTTCAGCATATTTGCAACGCCAAGCTTGATGTCCATTGGATAGACAACCTTCGTGATGACAACGCCGCTTTCGTCAAACAGTTCTTCCTTGACCGTAATAATGCCGCCCGAAGATGTTCTGACGTTGACAAGCCCGGCGTTCAACTCGGATTCCGTAATCTGCAACGTGTCTCCGGCTTTGAAGGGATTGTTTGCCGCAGTCACAAGCTGATGACCGGAAGAAGCGGCCACAGCAACCGCCCGGAAAGCGCGGACTTGGAAGTTGTTGTTGGTATATGCCCGGATGAGCAGTTCAAGCGCTGAAAGACGTGCTTCCAGCGCCTGATCCGTTTCATCCGTTGTGACGAACTGCCGCAGTTCGGCAACGGTCATAATCATAAGGTTTCAGCCCCTTACTTCTTGAACTTCGCAAGAACGACCTTGGAAGTGTTGGACAGAGCGACGGCGTAATGCTTATCAACGGAAATGTCCGTCTTGCGGGCAAGGCTCACGCGGTCAGTCTCAACGTTGGTGTCGCGCTTGAGATAGATCGTGATCGCGGCGGCGTCGTCCTCGGTTTCCGTGTCGTTGTTCAGCTTGACGATAGGGCAAGCGTAACAGTCAGTCTGACTGCCGGTTTCTCCGACTTTCACAACGGGGACTTTCTTGGACGGAACAACGCGGCAGTTGGCGATCATGCCGATCTCGCCGGTAAGGATAATGCCCGCCTTGTACTTATCGGCGCTGATGAAGTCGGAATCCTTGCGAAGCTGCGTGACCTGCTTCGGATGGACAAAAATGACCTTCTCGCTGTTGACCTCTTCCTCAAAAAGATCAATGGCGTCAACGATGCCGGAATACTTGATCGCAGCGGCGCTGCCGTCATAGGTGAGCTGCGCACCCTGAAGCGCGGTCATGGCGTCGTTGTCTACCTTGGAAGCAATGGACTTAGCAAGCTGGTTGTTGGTCTCGCCGACGGGATTGCCGTAGCCGGAAAGGACGGCTTCGTCCGTCAGCTCAACGGCCTTCATCGCCTTTTTGACGGTGACGGTCGTGGTGGAAGCGGTCAGCTTCACGGTTTCTGCGGCAACACCTTCGGCAATGTCGGCAGCGTCGCCGATGTAGGCGTACTGCGGCACGGTCACGGTGTTGCCGGGAATGCCTACAAGCGTAGTGTCGATCTTCGCAAAGGGCGCGACAACAATCTTGTTGGCAATTTTCGCGGAAATCATATCCGCCATGACCTGCGGATTAATCAGGTCAGAAAGTTTGGTGGTCTGGTTTGCCATAGTTTAAATCATCCTCTCAAATTAATTTTTTGTAAGCTCTGCGTATGCAGTGGGATTCTCATTGAACAGTTTCAGGCGTTCCTGATAGCCCATTTTGGCGAAGTCTTCCTTCGTCACGGAATCACCGCCGCCCTGATTGTCGGGCAGCTTGTTTTCGATAACCTTCTTGTTGCCGGAAGATTCAAACTGTGCCGGGAACTGCGTTTTCAGACCGGCCAGCTTGTCATCCATGCCCTTGACTTTGCCGTTTTCGTCAAGCGTCAGCTCTTCCGGCTTGTACTTTTCGCGCAGCTTGAACGCCAGATATTCAGGATCGACCGCCTTTGCGTCACGAAGAGCAAGCTGGATCGCGTTTTCAAGCTTCGTCTTTTCAAGCTCTGCCTGAAGCTGCTGCACCTGCGTTTCGTAGCCGGTGATCTTACCCTGAAGCTCTTCATTGCCTTTCGTGCCTTTCTTCAGCTCGGCAATCAGGCCGTTGGCCGTGTCAAGCTCGGCGGCCTTGCCGTCAAGCTGTGCCTGAAGCGCGTCATATTTGCCCTTGCCGACATACTCACCGCCGCCAAGATTGGCAAGCTTGATCTGCTTGTCCTTATTCGCTTCGCTGCCGTTGTAGGCGTTGACCGCCGTTTCAAACTGCTTGAAAAGCTCTTCGCCCAAAATCTCTTTCAGAAATTCCATTGTGTATACCTTCCTTTGTCGTTGTTTTTAATCGCGGTGTCACCGCAGACAAGCGCCTGTTTAAGCGTCCGGCGCAAGGACGATCTTGAACGGTTTAAACGTCTCGTTCAGGACTATGAAAAAAGCAGCTATTCGGAATTTCCGAACAACTGCTTTAATCTGTTTTTTCGGTCAGCCGATCAGGGCTTTCCATGTGTCGCTTCCGACTTCTCCGTCAGAAAGAATCTTTGCCGCCGTCTGAAAAGATTTGACCGCGCTTTCGGTTTTCTCCCCGAAGCTGCCGTCAACATCCACGGACATTCCGCGAAAGACCAAAAGCGTTTGCAGAGCCTTTACAGAAAGCCCCGTGTGCCCTCTTTTCAGCAGGGGAAGGGTAACGGTGCAGGTTCCCGCTGCGCCGCTTGTGGGCGCTTCTGCGGCTTCTCCGGCAGCACCGGGAATCTTCAGCACCTGCCCTGCGTGGATAAGCTCGGAAGCCAGTCCGTTCAGCGTTTTTATTTCTTTCCAGCGCGTCCCGTCGCCGAGCTGATTTGCCGCGATGCTCCAAAGGGAATCCCCGGCCTTGACGGTGTAGGTCTTGCCCGTGCTGCCGGTTTCCTTGATCGCCGAAGAAGCGGTGTTCCCTGCGGCTGTATAGCGCAAAATGTTTGTCCACGGGAAATTTCGATAACGGCGCTTCAGGAACTCGCCCCCGGTCTGATCTCCCGGTTTACCGCCTGTGATGCCGCCGTTTTCGTTGCTGGACGCTTCGACTTCATAGCCGTTGCCGCAATACATAGCGGTATGGTGTGTTACGTTCAAAAGCACATCACCGCGAACAAGGCCCTTGCCTGTGGAAAGGTTGATTTTGCTTGTGATATCCTCAAAGCCGCAGCGCTTGAAAACTGCAAGCATGTTGCCGGTATATGTCGCGCCGTTGCTCTTGACCGGCACACCGGCGTTTTCCCACGCCTGAATTACAGCGGCGGAACAGTCAAAATCTCCGTATTCTCCCCATCTGTAACGCTGGTCGTAACCGTGGGCGGGATCGTCCGCCCACGATTCCATTTGAGATATCGCCTTTTCAATAACGCTCATTCGGCGTCAGTCCCTTCGTCCTCTTCCGGACACTCTTCCGGGATACCGGCAAGGGAAGTCAGCAGCGACAGCACACCGGCCAGCAGGGAAGCGCTGCCCACCATGAACCAGTTTACTTCCGACAGTACAGCGGACGTGCCGATGGTTGCAACCGCCGTCTGCGCCACGGTCTTCAGCGCACGGATGCCAGCCGCCTTGATCCAGTTCTTCCAACATCTTTTCATTGTTTTTCCACCTTTCATAAATATAAAAAGCAGCCGTTCGGGAAAATCGAACAACTGCTTTTTTACGAAGTTTGTTAAACTGTTTGTTTATTGTTTGCTTATTTTATTTGCTCATTATTTTCGTGAGGTCACGAAAATGGTCAAACACGTTGAAAACACGGCATTTTTTAACTTGACTGTAATTTGCGAACGCACGATAAACGCATTAAAAACGCATGGTGTATGTTTTTAGGCATAGAAAAAGCACCGTGCGTGTGCATGGTGCTTTAATACAATATATCCGGGCTATCTTCCAAGTAGCCCATCTTATAAACGTCTTTGCCGTTCTTGATACAGTCGTTTATCATCTCGATAGCCTGTTCTTCCGTTCGCGTGAGCATCAGCGGATATGTCGGAAACTGATCGCCGAACAGTTTTTCATATTCATTCAATTTTGCTTCAAACATCATAATGCCCCCTTGATGATTTCAACAAACGTCTTATATGTTTCCGGGAAAAACTTCTTGATATATTCAAGAGCTTCGCCGCCTGTGGTTTCTGCCGACATCATATTTGCCCACAGTTCAGAAGCGGTTTCATAGTTTCGAACAATCGCCTGAACCTTTGCCTGATTGCTTGCATCCATTCCCAAAGCAAGATAGGCGCCTTTTGCCGCTTTCTCATCACCTAATTGCTTCATGTGGGAATATTTACGGTTATAGTATTTATCGCCGTGACCCCAGCCAATGCGAACACCGAAAAGACCGTCAATAGCATCCTGCACACCGCAAGAAGCGTCATGTGCTTTTAGATCGGCTCTTACTTCTGCGGTTAAAATCGACTTGATATATTTCTTATCTGCCCTCATAGCAGACAGAAATTCATCTGACGTAGATGCAGCCTTCTTTATCTTTGAATATTTGCAAACAGCATTGAGCGCGTCGGCTTCTTTATAACTGGTGGTAGAGTATTTTACCATAACATCGAAGAAATGTCCATACTCATGCGCTAAAGTTTCGTACTTGCTCATGCCGTTATCAATATATCTTTGCTGCGGATAGCTGTAAACAAGGCTATTAGATGACGGCTGATAATAACCGTTTGAAGCAGACGCCGAAATATTACTGATTTGGTCAGCCTTAGAATACAGCTTTGCAATATCAGGATTGCCTTCAACAAGCTTTCTGTATTCCTCATAGTCAGCTTTATCCATGCTTGCACTCAGCTTTTGAGTTGTGGCAGATACATCAGCCTTTTGCGCCGCTACCTTGTCAGCTGCCGTCAAATACTTTTCTTTGTACTCTTCAAAATTTTTTGTTTTGTCAAGGCCGAAGTATTCAGCGCGGTCTTTGAGCGTTTGCAGCTCTTCTTCGCCGAGCGCCCAACGTGCGCGTGTGTTGGACGTGCAGCGGCAGTTTACCACTTCGGCGGCGCTGCCGTTGGGATCGCCGGGAAACATAAGCCCGTTGGAAAACTTTTCGTCAAGCTCCCTTATTTCGCCGTCAACGCGCCTGTGGGAATCTCTTGTGCGCCCGTCAAGCGTGGCGTCCCATTGCTTCACAACGTCTGCGCCCTTGGCCTTTGCCGCTTGCTGTGCGTCCACGGTTGACATTTGCTGTATTCTGTGGCCTTCCGTCCGGGCGATTGTTTTTGCTCTGGACAGCGGAGCGCCGGACACGTTGCCGATGTTCCGGGCAATGTCACGATAGGGGAGAGAAGAAGCAATGCCCCGGCTGATCTCCTGCGTGATCGTCTTTTTGAGCTTGGCAACGTCCACACCCAGCGCATTATAAAGGCCATTGCTGACCTTGGAATCTGTCAGAATGGCCTTGACCGCTGCGGCCTGATCTATCGGCGCGATGACCGGGACGCCCTGCTTTGCTATGTCGTACATCGTGCCGATGTATCCGTCATCGTAGCAGCCTTTCAGATAGCCTTCAATCGTGGCGTAATTGTCGCCGTGGAGCTTGTCCAGAATGCCGCTGACTTGCCCCTGAAGGGCTTTTTGGTACTGCTGCTGATAAACCTTTGACCGCTTCTGCGATTGCAGCAGCGCCCTTGCAGCGTCATCCAAGCCGTCCTGCGAAAGCGCCTGATCCAGAAGGTCAATGTCAGCCTGAAAGCCTTTGACCTTTTCGTTGATGTCTCGCAGCGCTCGCGCGTACTGCGCTTCAAGCTCCTTCAAAGCCGCTTCTTCCGAATCAAGAAGGGACTGCTGCACTTCCTTTTCCCATCGGTTCACACTTCATCACCTTCCGGCACAATGCCATTCAGCGCGGTCTTGGCTGCCGCTGTCGGATCATCTTCCGGCGTGGGCAGCTTGTCCTTTACATCGTCATAGTCCAATTCAAGCGCTTCGCAGATAAGCTGCATGGTCAATTCCTGCCCAAGCTGCGCGGACGTGTTCAGGATCGTCGTGATCTTTGTCTGCTGCTCCTGCGCTTTGGTAAGGTCAATCTGCGCGTTCTCCTGCGCATTGGTGATAATCTCGCGCTCAAAGTCGAAATAGACGTCTTTCTGTTCATAGTCCGTGTTCTGCGTGTCGTTGATTTCTTTCAACACCAGCTTCAGCAGCTTCCGCATGAATTGAAGAAGGAACGGCTGCAAGCCGTCACACTTCAGGTCAAGGTTTGCATAGGCGCTCTTGATTGCAATGGACGTTGTGGCGCTTGTGTCCTTCAGCGCTTCCGTGTTCACGCCCTGACCGAAACGGAAGATGTTCTTTTCGTCCACTTCCATCTTCGTTTTTCGCGCTTCCACGGGGATGTCAACGGTCTTGATGTCAATGCCGCCTTCATCGTCAACGCCGATATGCTTCTTGGCCTTGATGTTCACCATCAGCTCATCCAGATTGTCCCCTTGGAAGCCGCGCACAACGTACAGCGCTTCGTTGGTGTCCTGAATGTTGTTGGAAAGACCGGCGTTCATGAGGTCGTAATCATCAATCAGGTCTTTGATCGGCTTCAGACCGGAAATCTGCTTCTTGCCGTTGTCCAACCGGAAGAAGGGAATGACGCCGTAATCCTCATAATAGGTGGAATCATCGCCGTCCTTCTTGAAGATGATATGCGGACGCGGATTGATGCCGACAGAATCATCCTTAATGATGGAACCTTCGTCTTCCTGAACATAAAAATAGGTCTTGGATTTGTCCCAAACCTGAATGCGCTTGATCTTCTTGTTATCCTTGCCGATACGGTCAATGTACCAATAGATGACATAGGCACATTTATCTTCGGTTTCCTTCTCGCGGACTTCCACAACGCCGATGCTGTCAGCCGTCTGAAACGCCGTCCTGTCGCTTTCGTCCTTGTAGGCGTACATATACGCAAAGCCCGTGGAAACAGCGCCTACAAGCAATTCTGACAGCTCTGCAACAAAGTTTTCGTTTTCGTTGAAGTAGGCGTCAAGCTCTGTCTGAAGCTCCGGAATATCCGACTTCACAAAGCCGTCGTGACCGGAAAGCATATACTGTGCCTGTTGATCCACCAGCAGCCGGAAGAACGGATGACTGATCTTGATGTTGGATTTCGTCTTATCTTCTTTCAGGTTGCCGTCAGCGTCGATGTAAAAGATTCTGTAATTGTTGATGTCGTGATCGCCTTCGTAGTAACGAAGGCCGGTTCTTGCAAGCTGCTTCTTAGTGCTGTTCGTGTCACGGTCAATGAAGCTTTTGATTTCGTCGATGGAAAGCATGGTTTTTCACCCCTTGCATTTTACATTTCGATGGTGACCGCTTCGCTGCCGTCATAAACATATGTTTTTCCGCCGACCTTGATCGTAAGCGTGTTTGGGCTTTTCAGTCCCTGTTCGGCTTTTTCGGCTTGGAACATCGTTTTCCAGCCGCCGCCAACATCGCCCTGAACATACTGGACATAGAAATTGCTTGCCTGATCGATCATGAATATGAATGCATAGTGCTTGTTGATCTGCGACAGACAGGCAAGGCCGCGAAGAGAGCTGTTGATTGCTTTTGCGCCGTCCGGTGCGTCCGTTGATGCTCTGTTCTGGTAGATCGTATAAATGCCCGGCTCTGTCAGCGCATTAATAGCATCAATCAAAGACGCCCCACCTACGACTTTGATGCCGTATGGATCGGAGAATGTGCCGTTGTGGAGCGCAGAAATATACTTTGAAGTCAGGCCGGGAAAGGCCATGGATGCCAAAAAGCGCTTACCGGTCTGCCCGGTTGCGCCGTTCAGCGCAAGGTCTCCGTTGCCGCTGTCTGTGAAGGTTGTCACTCCTTCGGGAGCGGTCGCACATGCGCACAGATATTCCAGATATGTCGTCAGCAAATTGTCCGGAAGCGTGTCCGGATTGCCGCCCATTTTCTTAATCAGATTTTCAAAGTGTTCGCCTGTAGTCATTGCTTTTCACCTTCCTTTTTTACTGAAGACCGATTTTCAGAAGGACATAGCCGACCATTGCGGCGACGGCAAGAAGGATGACCTTTTCGACCACCATTTCCCAGCGTCTGCCATCCCTGCCCATGATCTTCTTTACATCGCTTTTGATCTCGGCAACATCCGCTTTAATGTGCGTCTGCTCGGACGCCATAATAGCGACGGTCTTGATCGTTTCTCTCATTTCTTCCTGCTTTTTGTATAGCTCGTCGATTCTGTGCGTGTTGGATTTAGACCGTTCTTCCACGGCGGTCAGCCTTCTTCCGTATTCGTCCATATTGTGGCACTCACTTTCATTTTTTCAAATCTATGATTAAGTCAGCCATCTTTTAACCTTGCGCCAGCCTTCGATGCCGTAACGCAACGCTGCCATTGCGTCATCTTGGAAGGGGACAGGCTCATCAAGATATTCGCCTGACTTATCATCTTTTTTCCATTTCCATTGCTGCAACTCTTTTATCGTGTTCACGCAATGCGGATGGACAAAAATTTTCCGCTGTTTGAGCCAGTCTATCTGTGCCTTGACGCTTCCGGCGCTGCCGCCTTTGTCCACGCCACGGGCGCGGAAACCGGCCTTCTGCCACATCTTAATGCGGTCAGGCTCGGCGCTGTCGCACCACATCTGTTTATTCCGTGGAATGCTGGCTGCAAGCTGGATGATCTCTGCTGTGTCCTTTTCAAAGACGTAGATTTCAGACAGTATGGAAATGTCATCGTCCTTGATGCCCAGCAGCAGGATTGCGTTGGCGTGGTTAAAACCGAAGTCCTGCCCGATTGCTATATCATCGTAATCATTCAGATTCAGGCTGACTTCTTTGATCTCCCAGTTGTGAAGGATCAGACCGCCAATCTCGCCCCATTCACCAAGGCCATAGATTCTGTAGCCTTCGGGATCGACAAGGCGGCGGCGCTCCATTCTGGCGCGGTATGCTTCGTCAATGAAGCGGTTCATCTGGTATGTGCTGTGGTGTGTCAGTACGTTCGGATCGGGAATATCAAAAAAAACCTTCTTGATCCAGTGATTCTTATTCACCGGATTGAAAGTCATTCTAATTTGATAAAACTGTCCGGGCGGCAGCTCGCCGCGCAGACGGTCATCTATAATCTCAACGTCGGCCTGTGTCAGCTCGGTTGCTTCCTCGCACCAAACGTCCGTCAGCTTGCCGCGCTGGAAGGTGATGGACTTCAGCTTTTCGCGCTGCTTGTCATCGTTCATGCCACGGAAGATGATCTGGTTGCCGTTGGCCTTGCAGGTGAGCTTCAGCGGCGACATATTAATTTGCCAATACCGTTCTGCCTGATCGCCAAACATACGGTAAATAGCGCCGGTCAGCTCTGCAAAAGTGCTATCGCGGTTTGTGATGTCAGATTTGCGGATGCAGACAAGATTCCGGCCTTTGTCCTGCATCAGACGCAGGATGTAATTCTGCGCCGTGTCAACGCTTTTCCCGCTGCCAGCCGATCCTTTCATGACAATATAGCGCTTGTCGCTGCGGTCAACCTCTTTGAAACAGGGATTTGCTTGCACTTTGATGTTCACAACGCATCCGCCGCCTTAAACGCTTCAAGCAGCTTCGGAAACTGGATAGCGAAAAAATCAATCATTTCTTCGTTCTGCGCCCATTCGGAATTTTCGGCCAGACCGCTTTCAAAAAGAAAAGCGTGTATGATCTCATGCCGCTTGACCTTGTTGATCTGCACTTGCAGATTTTTCTTGCAGTTCGGATCGCCCCGGTCTTTTTCGTAGGATTCAACAAGCAGCTCTTTGGTGGTTTCATCGGTAATTCCGTCAAAACCGTTCAAGCGCAAATCTTCATTTTCGCTGCATACGGTCAGTGTGTATTCTGTTCCGAGAACGTTAATCTTCATTCGTAATTTCCCCTTTTTCCAGCCGTCCGCATTGCCTTTCAGCGCACCTGTGGACTTGCATCAGGCCGACCGTAAGCCACGCCTGATAGTGTTTGCAATATGCGGCAGGAAAGAAAGAGTAATTGCCGTCAATCAGAATGTGCTTTTCTTTCTGCCTTTTCGGACGCAGCTTCCGGCGCTCATATCGTCTTTCCCTCTGTGCCTTTCTGTTCCCTTTGCTGCGGTTGCTCATTCGTCATCACCGTAATCCACCGTGATGTTTAAATCCATGTCAACGGTCTGCTCCACTTTATCAACAAAGATTTGGTGCGCCTTGCCGAGCAGCTCGGCGGCTTTCAGGCGTTCTTTTTCGTCAGGCGCTTTCTGAATAAGCCGCGCTTCGCTCATGTAATCGCCGACATTTTCAACAACGACAACTTCAGACTGTGATTGTCCGCGAAGAACGGATGTTAGATACCGCATCACTTCATCACTATCAGCGATCAGTTCAGCTTCCTTTTCTTTCATGCGTTCGTTTATATAGTTTTTCACGGCAAGCTTTGATAAGTTTTGCGCTCCTATCACACGCGCCGTCTTTTTGCTGTAACCGGCTCTGATTGCGGCTTGCGTCGCGTTAAGGTCAATCAGATATTCATCACAAAAGCGCTGCTGTTTTGCTGTCAGCTTTGCCACAATCATCACCTTCTTTCATGGCATAATAAAAGCCAGCCGGGGAAAGGAGCAAAACCCGGCTGGCTGATCGCCATCTGTATAATTTTTCTACAATAACAATATCACATTTCAACTATCAATTTCTATCAACTGCTGTAATTATTTTCGGATTTTTTCAGGATTTCTTCCACCGCCTGAAGCGCTTTGCCGTGAATGCTCCACGTCCATTGATAGGATTTGCCGATTTCAAACGCGATTTGCTCCCATGTTTTAAATGCTATGTACCGCTTGCAAAGAACCTCGTGCATTTGTGTGTCCGTTACTTTGTCGATTGTGCCGACCACGGAATTTCTTGCGTCAACAAGGGCGTCAACTTCCCGGTTGATCTCCGCTTCAAGGTCGATAAGCTTTGCCATAGCGTCCGAAATCTTGTCTTGTCCACCGCTGCCGGAAGAAGGAACGTCCCGCAGCGTCGGCGTTATCTTTGTCATCATCGCCTTCAGCCGGTCACGCTCTTCCAGCTTCGCATTGATCCGGGAATCGTAACGTCTGATCTGGGAAAGGTATTTCTTCACGTCTGTCATTCAATCACCGTCCTTTCTGCAAAACCATATACTGCCCGTATGTAAGCCCCATAGCGTTTGCCTTCCGTGCGACTTCAGAAAGCGTGTCGTGCTTTGGTTTTGTCTGCGCGTTCAGCTTTTCTGCTCGGTATCTTTCGTGGCGAAGAATGCTGTTTGCTTCTCTTTTGCACTTTTCGCCGCAATAGCGCTGGTTGTTGCTGATTAAATTAAAAACCTTGCCGCAGATTTCACATTTTCTTTTTCCGTTAACATGAAACATTCAAACGATCTCCCATCCGTGTTCATCTTTGATTGCTTCCCGGATTTCCCAAATGTTCAGGTTGCTGAGATTGACGCTTTCGGCAACGTTGTTCAGGCTTGCCTTCAGCTTCTGCACATCGTCCGGGGAAGGATGAAAAACGTCCATCCAAGCCCACACGAACATGATTTCGGCGGCTGTTACAGCCTTTGTCATGCTCACGCGCTCCGGGCGGCGCTTTTTAGACTTGCTGCTCATCGGTTTCGCCACCCATATTTCGCATGATATGCTACTTTCCGCAGGTACGGCAGGATGCATTTCCGCTCGATCTCCTGCATAAGCAGCCGCTCTGTTTCGCGCTTGGACATGGGCTTTGGCTTCGGCGAAAGTTCGCCGCGCTTTGCGGCAATGGCGACCGGGTTTGTTTTGTGTTCACCCATCGGATTCACCGCCCTTATACTTCGGCATATCCGCCCATGCTTTCACACCGTCCCAATCGCCGCGTGTTTCAAGCTCTAACAGGTTGTTGCACTCATCGCAATCGATCATGCACAAGTCCTGCGAAACGCCCCAGTTTGTAGCAATAAGGATGTCCTGCCCGTCCTTCGGCATTTCGCCGGAAAACATATATTCCGGGATTTCATAGTCAGCGTATCCGCGCTCGGCATACTCGGATTTTTCTTCTTCGGTCAACGGGCGCGTCGTGATCTCGTGCCAGATGATTTTTTCTTCAAACATCGGTTCGCTGTCCTTTCGTTTTTTCAAATCCGCAATGTTCAGCATTTCGATTGCAACCGAGCGGAGCAGGGCAACCTTAATGCATTCCAGCTCTTCCGGCGTGCAATTCTTACTGTCGAATGTGAATGTCGGCAGGAACTTTTCCACCAGCTTCTTGTAAATACGCTCGCGGCGTTTGCATTCTTGGATCGTCATTTCGCACATCCTCTCTTTGCACATTGGCCATAGCAGTGATGCAAGTGCTCGCACCGGTAACACGCGCAGTCGGCGCAGGTGAATTCATCCTCGCACTCGCAGTCGAAATATCGCGGATTGTCTTTGATTTCGCACTCTGCGCAGATGTCAACACCGTGCTTCATTCCGCACCTTCCATCTTTGCGCCGCAATGGGGACAATAGGCGGGTAGTTTTTCCGCTGTGGTAACAACTCCCGTGCCCTTAGTCGGGTTTTTGCCACACTCGGAGCAGCACCAAACATAGAAGTCAGTGTTGTACTGCCACCGCCCATGCCGCACAGGCGCAACGTCGGCGGCGGGGAAGCTTGAAATAACTTCCCGCGCATCACGCAGAGAAATCAACGTTCCGTTTACGTTCATCATGTCATCAACGTTGAACTTACGAAGCAGCCGCTTGCGCTCTATGTATTCAGCCATCATTTTCTCCTTTCGGCGGTTTGGGAAGCGGCATCCAATGAGTGAACGAACAGGAAAAACCGCTCGGCGTTTCCCAGACGCCTTTTCCGCTGTGATACCATGCCATGTTCACATAGTGCATCTCCGTACTCCCGGCAAGAACAGGGTTTTCACCCGTCTTTGGCAGCCTCTCCTTGACGCTGATCCATTGCGGTACGGAGACGGCAGCGGGTAACTCCATGATGGACTGCACATTTTTTGCGCTGCACCCGTCCTGCATCAATCGCATAACCGCCGCTTTGCGTTCTAAGTATTCAGCCATTTTTTAAATCCTCTTGCAAAACCGCCGAAACTTGCGACATATCCAGATAAAGCGGTCGGTTTTTCGTGCAGCCTTCATAATCCAACTTTTCAAGCTCTCCTGTAATAGTGGAATGCGTCGCTGTCATTTTTTCGCACTCGATGACAAATTCATTCCCGCTTTTGAGAATCACACGGATTTTCTCCTTCATAATTCACACTCCCCCAGATAATCAAGCTCGAACTCTTCAAGCTGCTGCTGCGTCAGCGGCTCGGAATAGAAAAGAATGTTGTGATACTTGCCGCTTTTGAGCCTGAATTCGTCAGCAGCGGATTCGGCGTCGAAGGTCTTTCTTGCTTTTTTCTTTTCCGCTTCCAGCCGCTGCCGGTACGCTTTGAACTCTTCGCATTCGGCGTGACAACCTGCTCGGCGTTCTTTGCAGTTCTCGCCGTTTTGGTAGCAGGGCGGTTTTTCCTGCCGGTAATGCACATTGAATGCAGCGTTGAACATTACGCGCCCCCGATCTTCAAAATCTCGCCATCCATGCCCTTGAGCTGTATTCCCTTGATTGCTTCCTGAAGCGGAAGCGCAAGCTGTTTCTGCTCCTGCTCGCGCTTCGCCATGATCTCATAGCAGCCCCGGAAGGCGGCGCGGTCTGCCACGGCATTTTCCGACGTGCAAAGATTTCTCCATCCCATTTTCAGGACACAGCTTGCAGCGATGGGATCAACGCCTTCCAGATATTCCATAGCGTCCTTCGGGTTGTAATATCCGAACTTCCGGATTGCCGTCAAAACGGCGTCCCATCCGTCCTGCCATGCCCGCGGCTCACCGTTGACGATCACCGCGCACATTTCCCGGATTTCCGCAATGGACGGAGACCATTTATTCAGGCTTACCCATTTTCGCAAGCAGGTTATCGCCGTTTCCTGCGGGATGTCTTGCAGCTCTTGATACCACAGTTCCATTGCTTCTTTATTCGGCAGAATCTGTTCCCGTGGGAAATACGTCCGCAGCGCAGAAGCGAAAATTCCAAATTCCTGTTTATCCACTTTTTCACTCTCCCTTCGCCCATTCAGCGGCCATGTTGTAGAAATCGTTCAGCTCTTCGGCCTTCGTGCTTTTTCCGGGCCGGTATGTAACGGGCTTATCGTCATAATTTCCGTCAAGCACCTTTGCCATGTTGGAATCTTTAATAAGCCAGTCAAACGTTGCCGACCAGTTGCTGTTGTTTTTGCCCTTCAGGAAGGACGAAGCTTCCGCCTTTTCAAAAAGCGTCTTGAAATCGTCAAGGGAATAGGTATTCAGCCGGGCTTTGATCGCCTTTTTCCGGGCGTCAGAAAGAGCTTTGACCGAAGGAAAAGAAACACAGATGGAATTGAAGGCGGCAACGATGCCCTTATAATCAATCTTATCTCTTTCTTTTTCTTCTTCTCTTTCTTCTTCTATATCTTCTTCTGCATCGTCTACAGAGATTCTTTCGCCGTCTACAGTAGAGTCTACGGTAGAATCTACAGCAGGTGGAAGCGCCTTCTGTTTGGCTCTCCATCGGGCTTGTGCAAGACGCTTGCTTTCCCTGATTTTGTCCATGCCGTCAATGTTCTGATGCTCCGACCATCCGGCGATTGTGAAACAGCCGTTGGACATAACGACCATGCCGAGCCGTTCAAGGGCTTCCAATGCAAGCCGGACGGTGTTTTCTTCAAAATCAAGCTCATCCGCAAGCATTTTCGGCGTGTACGGGATGTTTTCTGTCAGGAAGATCATGCCGCCCGAATTGCAGCGCCCGGCCATTGTCAGCAGCATCACCCAAATCAGGACAATGTTGTTGCCGTCCGGCAGACGCCGCAGATGCTTGATTTTGCGGTTGTCGAACATATCGGTTGTGATCTTGATCCACTTTACATCAGCCATACGATTCCGCCGCCTTCAGGGAATATCGGGCAAAGCTTGTCAGCTCGCCATAGCGGTTCTTGCCGCTGACCATTTCTTTTTCTATGGGGACGCCCATCTGCTTCAAGTCAGAAATCCGGGAAGCCAGACGCATGATCCCGTATTCCTGCATAGCTTCAAGGCTTGTGATAGAGCCGTAATCTTCAAGATGCCGCTGTATGCGTTCGCATTGTGTCATGTTGTCAGCCCCTTTCATCTTTTGTGTGTGGGGCGGTCAATGCCGCCCCGTGATAAGTTCCGAATAGGGAAGGGATTCTATCCAATCGCACAGCGTGTGCCATTCGTCCAGCTTGTGATCCTTCCGGGCGTGGTAGATGTTCTTCAGCACGGCATAATTGAGCTGCACCGTGCGCCGCTGGTTGAAGCTGGACGGGAGAAGCTGGATGAGCTGCCACCAGTAACGCTTGTCCGACGTTTGCAAAAACATATCGCGATAAACATTCAGCGTGGCAACCGTTCTCGCTAAAACGTCCATTGCACTTTCGGCGTAAATCTTCGCTTCGTGGTTATCACAATTTGCCATAAGGTGCTCATGGCTGAAATCGTCCAGTGTGAATTCTTTTGCGTGGATTTTGTGCATGGTGGAGCAGCTATTTGCAACCGTCCCGACCTTGTAGGTGTCAAACTCTTTCCACCAATAGAGCGGCGCGGTAATGTCCAGCGTGACCGTAATCATCCGCAGGAACTTTCCGTGATCCTGACCGGCAGCGGCGAGCGTTTGCATAAGCTTGAAATCATTTTCGCCGACGCAGAAATGATATTTGTCCGGATCGCAGTCTTTGGCCGGTTCGTCATCGTTCATCACCATAGCGCAATCGCCGCTCCAATCCGCTTCCAAACACGGATGACTGTCCATTCTGTCCCAGCTATTCTTCGGATTCCGCATCCCCCGAATGGCAGCTGCCCAGCCGTAGGTTTCAACGTTTTCGATCTTCAGCATATTTATACCCCCGTACTGCCAAAGCCGTTGCTGCCGCGCTCGGAATCGTCCAGCTTGTCCACGACTTCAAGCGGAAGCTTGATGACCGGCAGAATGACAATCTGCGTGATCTTCGATCCTGCCTTCAGAAGACACGTTTTGCCGCTGTGGTTGTAAAGCTTGGCAACGATGCTGCCGGTGTATCCGGCGTCAATGACGCCTTCGGACGTGATGCCGGACTTGACGTTCAGGCCGCTTTTGCTTTTCAGCATCCCGACCATGCCGACCGGAATCTGCATATGTACGCCGGTGTCAATCACGGCAGAGCCGAAGGAAGGAACAACCACGTCATGCGGCGTCCGCAGGTCAAGCCCCGCATCGTCTTCGTGCGCTCTTTCCGGCATATAGCAGCCGGGATCAATGACAACTTTCATTTTCCTTTCTCCTTTCAGTGTGCGATCCACGAATAAAGGCAGAGCGTGAAATAGATCACGCCGAGAATGCCGAAAATGATTCCGTACCACTTCCACGCGCCCGGATTTGCCAGCGTGATAAAGTAGAGAATCGACAGCATCATTGCCATAAACAGCGTTGTGAGCAGGTACGCCTTGCTTTTGCTTCTCATATCGGATTATTCCTTTCTTTCCTGACCGGCTTCCCATTCGCTGAAAAGCCGCATCCAGTCTTCAAATTCCATCGTCACAAGGATAGATGCATTGTTTTTCTTGTGGAACACAGCCGGAAGCTTGTCCGTCCCGGCTGCGTCCCGCTTGGCCTGTGCCATCCAGTCATAGAGCTGCATTCGCTCTTGGTGCTTGGCTTCGATATGGATTCCGGGAAGCCCTACAACGTCCGAAGCGTCCCCGGTGTTGCCGCAGTATTGGGCGGTTCTCCGGGCGTCATAGCCGTATTCACGGAAACGTGAAGCAAGCTGCCGCTCAAACCGTGCGCCCTTCTGTTTGCTGTTTACGGCCACTTTCACACCACCTTTTGTAAACCATTAGAATTTCTTCGGCGCGTTTTTCCCCTATTCCACGGATTTTCATCAATGTTTTTTTGTCCATATTGCTTTCTTGAAACACTCCGCCCCATTTCATGTGGTTAATAAGCGGTATAAGCGTGTCATTTGAAAGGCTCATGCACCACAGGGGAAGAGCCTTTGCCGCGGAAATTTTAGTATCAAGCGCCTTTATCCTTCGCTCTAAACTTGATGTTCCCATGTAGCCCCATCCTTTCAGAACGGAAGGTCACTTCCGTCATCGTCAATCTCTGTGAAGTTCTGCGCCGGTTCCGCATAGCCGCCGGAATCGGCAGACCGCTTGCTTTCGCAGAATTCATGCCGGTCAACAATGATGTCCGTGGTGTAGTGCTTCACGCCGTCCTTCTCATAGCTGCCGGTCTGGATACGGCCTTCAATGGCAATCTTCATGCCTTTTCGCAGGTACTTTTCCGCAAACTCTCCGGTCTTGCCCCATGCCGTGCAGTTGATGAAGTCCGCTTCCGGCTGACCTTCGGATTTGACATTGCGGTCAACGGCCAGACGATAGGAAGCAACGGTCTTGCCGGAATTCGTATGCCGGATTTCCGGTTCAGCCGTCAGACGGCCTATCAGGATCACCTTATTCATGGACGTCACCGCCGCCCTTCACTTCGCCGGTTTCTTCGTCCACTTCGGCAAACTCGGCGTCAAAGACCGTTTCATTCGGCACGGAATACATGTCAGCGGAAAGGTCTTTCTTGATGACTTCATCCTGCACTGCCGCCCGGACGAAATCAGATTTCAGCGGCGCGTATTTCAGGACGCGCTTCAGCACCGTCTTTTTCGCCATTTCTTCAAAGTTCGTTTTCCACGGGGAATAGCCGCTTCCGTAAGCCTTGCTGTATTTCACGGCGTGATTCCGCACATCTTCCATGCTCATGACCTCGAAGCCATAGCCGCCGCTTTTGGTCTTGAATACCGCGTACACCTTGACAGGCTCGCCACGGTTGCTGTCAGCCGGTTTGTGCGTCAGCTTCGGCTCAAGGCCGTATTCGCATTCAAATTCATCGTTGGCATAAACAACGTGCGCCTGAATGACTTCCACTTCGCCGCTGCGGTACGCAAGATCAATAAGCCCTTTGTAGCCAAGCTGGAACTGTGCTTCCAGCGTCCCCTTGTTGTTGTAGGGCAGGACATAAGCCTGTCCGAGCGGCGTATTGACTTCAAGGCCGAGCTGGGCGCTGGTCATCATCGCGCCGAGAAAGCTTGCCGGTGTGCAGCTTCCGAGCTTCGGATTGACGGAGATCGCCGAAAGGACAATGCGCGTGAATCGCTCCGGCGTGATGACGGACGGCAGAGCCTTTGCGATCTCGCCTTCCATGCTCTTGATGTACTGCTGCATCGTCTTTTTTTCCGGCGCTTTCATATCAACCGCCTGACGCTGAATAATGTTTGCCATAATTCAATTCTCCTCTCAAAGATTGCAGGTTTTGGGATTTCCGTTTTGGCAATAGCCGTTGAACTTCATACACCGCTTGCAGAAATCCTTGTGGCTATCCTTCGGATAGTTGGTTGTTGGATTCTTGGACTTCTTGCGATGTTCTTCCTTCTGGATGATGTTTTTCATTGTTTTCATGCCCCTTTCATTTCTGTCACCCGGAATGTCCGGGCAGATGTTTCTTTGTAATATCCGGTCAGATCAAGACCGGGATTTTCCTTTGCAAATTTCTTGCTGTCGAACGTGCGCCGTGTGCTGGATTTCCACGAAACGCGGTAGCCGTCACACTCGCCGCCGCCAGCGTCGCCCATGAAGGACTTGATCTTGTTTGCTGCTTCGTCCCGCATGGTTTCCAGCTCGGCAATCTGCTTGCCAAGGTCTATGTACTGCAAAAGCGCCGGGAGCTTCAAAGTCAGATCAACGGTGTCTTCGCTGCTTTCCGCGTAAATCGTTTTTATGGCGTCTGTAGTGGCGCGTGAGCCGTCCGCAACGGGCGGCGTGTGATTTTTCACCAGCTCCCAAAAGTCCGCTTCTGCGCCCATCAGGGCGGCAATCTCGGCTTCGTCGCGCTCAATGGTGAACCATCGGAAATCACGGTTGCCGATCAGGACAGCCAGATACCAACGCTGTTTTCCGGTCATTGCCATGTAATGAACGCACTGGCAGTAGTAATTTGCCGGATACTCGCCGCCCTTGAACTTCTTCATGTTCAGCTCGGACGTGGTTTTGATTTCCAGCCCTGCATCCTCGCCGACGATCTCGCGGTCAATATTGGCAATGGCAAACGGATAATCGCTGTTTAAGAAGCTCTGGTTGCACTTGCGAACCTTCTTGCCGGTCTCGGCGGCGAACTTCTGCGCGACAAATTCTTCAAGGTATGTTCCGACTTCCGTTGCAAGGTTGCCGGAGAAGCCGGGGATTTGGCCGGTCTTTTCCGCCCACAGCGCATAGGGCGAAGAAAACGGATTCAGACCGACAACCGCCGCCGCGTCGCTGCCGCCTATGTACCGGCTGCGCAGCTTCAGCCATTCTTCGCGGCTGGCCGTTTTAACTTTTGTGATGCTCATTTGCTTTTTATCATTCGACAATATCTTCCACCGCCTTCCGGAAATGCATATCAAGGCAGTCTTCGCATATCAGATCGCCGTTGATCTCATAGCAGAAATCGTCCTGTATCGGCTCGCCGCAGCAGTCGCAAACGGGAAGACTATTCAGCCATTCTTCCTGCTGCCGGTCGTGGCGGTCAAAATCCGAAAGGGGATCGTCCGTAAAAATCATTTGTTCGCTCGCTTCCTTTCTCCTTCGTATTTAGCCATGAGCAGCGCAGCCGCTGCTTGCTCCCGGCGCTTTTCGCGCCTTGCTCTCTCTTCGTCAGTCAGGATCGGGCGATATACCCTGACCGTCATTCCCGGATATTTCAATATTGTCGGCTCGCCATATACATCCTGCTGACCATTCACAAAAACACTCCCTTTCCGTTATGTTTCAGCCTATTCGTCGGCTGGTTGTCCGGATTCCGGTTATTCTTCCGGGATGTCCTTGAACAGCAGTTCCAGCGTGTCCAGCGTCCAGCCGTCAGCCATGAGCTGCTTGCCGCGCTTCTCCAGCCATTTGAGCTGGGACAAGTAAATCCGCTTCCGGTTCAGAAGCCGTTGTTCCTTCTGCGCAAGCTTTACAGCGTCCGTGTTGCGCAGCCGGGCAATCTCGGCGTCCACCAGCTCGTCCGGCGTGATTTTTCTTGGCATGGTAGTTGCTCCTTTCTTAAAAGTTTAAAAAGTTAAACTTTTCGCGTAAAAAAATATTCGCCGATTTCTTCTGCTTCAAATCCAAGGGCGTTCTTCGCTTTTTCGATTTCGTCAGCAGTCCATTTGACTTTGTTGTTCAGGCGCATGGAGATTCCGGATTTTGAAAGCCCGATTGCTTCAGCAAAGGCTTCCTGCGTCCCGAACACCTCACGGATTTTGCCGCGAAGCTTGTTGTAGCTCATGCAAAACACCTTCCTTTCTGACCTGCCATCATCAGTACCGGGCGGTCATCTCCGGCAGACGGCCTTTTCAGACCGTTTCGGCATTGTAGATTTTATATGGATTGCTCTTGCATGAAAGGCACGGCTCGAAGTGCCAGCCCTGCACGCTTCCGCTTTTGCCGAGCGGACAGACCTTATTGCAATGCTCTGTGCATTTTCCGCAGGTGTATTTCCGGTTTTCGCCCGGAAACGATAGCTGCTTGCTGACTTCGATTTCCGCGCCGCAGAACACACATTTTGCTTTCATCTTTACTTCTCTTTCCTGTCCAAATAGACAAGCATTTGTTTGACTTCATCGACCGACCAGCCGATAGACAGAAGATACCGTTCAATCTCCGTCCGGCTCTTGAAGCGCTCTTCGCAGCGGTCAACGACATATTTTGCGTGATCCCACGCCCATCCAGTCATTTTCATTTTTGTAACTCTCCCGATTGAATGCCTTTCCATTCCACAACTTCAAGCTGGAAAAATTCAACTTGATTTTTAGGATATGCTGCAAGCTCAAATCTGCCGTTTGATCTGCAAACGCGGAAATAATCCCGGTCGCGTATTGCATACGGAGATAAATTCGGGATTATGCCGTTTGTTTTGCAAGCGGTGAAAAAACGCTCTTTTTCTTCGCTGCCGTTGCAATGGATAATCGTTTGGCAGCCAAACTTTTTCATTTCATCCCAAAACATAGGCTTATCCTTTCCGGGCGGTTTAGCCGCCGCCCTTCGGCTTATTCATTAAACGAGCTCCCAGCAAGCCCAGAAGTCGTACTGTTCGCCGTGTACGCTGATTTCGTTTCCTTCTTCAAAGTAGTTGGTAAGCCATTCCGAAAAAGCTTCCGGGCTGCCGCATTCGTCCATTCTGCGTTCAAGCCATCTGCGCAGGGAAGAAACGCTTGTGAAGGTTCTGCAAATTCCGTCTTCCAACTCAAATCCATAAAACTTTGTCATTTCAATTTCCTTTCTGCTGTTGGTTGAATGTTCAACTTCTTGAACTTTTGCGTTAAAAAAATTTCTGCCTTTCGGCGGTTCAACTTTTTGAACTCTGTCATTACTATACTACAATAATTTTATTTGTCAATACCGAAGTTCAAAAAAATTAAACTTTTATCTTGCCAAATTGAACTTGCGCTGATATAGTATGTTTTGGAAAGGAAGTGATAATATGAAAGTTCCAATATACAGTAGAATTCAGGACGCGATGAATTTAAGGAATATGAAGGCTGTTGATATTTGCGAAAAGACTAAAATTCCTAAATCGTCCATGTCTATGTATTTGTCGGGAAGAGTTGAACCAAAGTCAGACAGATTATATAAGATTGCGAAATGTCTTGATGTTTCTGAATCATGGTTGCTTGGCTATGACGTCCCAATGGAAAGGACACAAAAACAAAAAAACAACGATGCCATTTCTGACATCGTTGTAAAGTTGCGCAGTGATGAAGAATTCCTATCTATTGTAGATAAAATTAGTAAGATGGATTCTGAAAAGCGGAAAAGCTTAAATGCTTTTCTGGATTAAACGCCTGTGGATGCTTTGAGCATGATTTGATAAATAAGGTCTAATAGTTCGACATCATTGCATCTTTCTAATAGTTTGACAATTTCGTGTATGTATGTTGACTTATCCATTTTAGACATCCTTTCATTAGAGGGGAACTAATGTTCTTCTGGTTAATTTTACGAAATTGCAATAAAATTTGAAACCAGAAACAAATACCATTTTTGTAAAAGGTTGCCCGGCCACCGTGCCACCGAGTGACCGGGCAGAGCAGATCGGTTGCAGCCCCTCACCTGCTATGGCTACATAATAGCGTGTATTTTCATAAGAAGTAAACATTCAAACCGGAATGATCTATGCCGCAGACGATTAAATCAATGTATGGTTAGGATAACGGGGGATTTTATGGAAAACAGGACTATTATTCAGAAAATCCAGCCACAATGCGACAACCTTTACAAGAACATCAAGAAAGCCGTGAACGCGCAGCACCGGACGCACCGCGAGATTGTAGAGCAGACCGGTATACCGCGCTCGACCATTGCGAAATTCCTGTCCGGTGCGCTGTCAAACCCCTGCGTGTTTTATGTCGCTGCCCTATGCAAATATCTGAATCTATCTATGGACAACCTGTTTGACATAGAGCCACCGAAAGAGCCGGACACGGGAACGGTTGCCGAGCTTCAAAATAAGCTGAACAGCGCGGAGCAGCAGATAGAACACCTGAACGAAAAGTGCCGGATGCTGGAAGACGGGATAAAGGAGCGGAAGCCGGTCATTTATACGCTTGCCGGTCTGTGTCTCTTCCTTTCCGTCGCCCTGTGCAGCTATATAGTAATGGACATTAGCAACATGGATTTTGGCTTTTTCACCGCCGATAACCGCTTGGAAAGGCTCGGACTGCTTGCTTCTGCGGTGATTGCGGTCATCCTAACGGCAATGCAATTTATAGAAAAGGCCAGAACGAAAAGAAAAAAGGATAAAGAGAACGACAACTTAATATAATCAAACAATAACCCACGAAAGAAGCTGATCGTTTTGTATTATCAACCGAAGATAGATTTTAAGCCGGAAGAAGTCATTGATTATTTAAGAAAATCCCGTTCGGATGATCCGCTGCTGACTGTGGAAGAAGTCCTTTCCAAGCATGAAGCCATGTTGGACGAATGGGCAGAAAAGCACCTCGGCGCGGTCGTGCCGGAAGAGAATAAATACAGGGAAGTGGTTTCCGGCGAGACAATAGCCGAGCGCCCGGAGATCAACCGCGTTTTGAGATTGATAGAATCGCCGAAATATAAGGCCGTCGCCGTGGTAGAGCCGCAGCGTCTGACCCGTGGCGATCTTGAAGATATAGGGCGGCTGATGAAGCTGCTGAAGCACACAAACACGCTTGTCATCACGCCGCAGCGCATTTATGACCTGCGGGATGAATACGACTGGGACGCCTTTGAACGCGAGCTGAAGCGCGGGAATGACTATCTGGAATATACCAAGAAGATTCTGAACCGTGGGCGGCTGCTGTCCGTCAGTCAGGGAAACTATGTCGGCAATACGCCGCCATACGGATATGATAAAACGTTCGTCACGGAAGGGAAGAGGAAGTGTCCTATCCTTGTTCCAAATAAGGCAGAAGCGGACGTTGTGCGCATGATGTTTGATCTGTATGTCAACAAAGACATGGGCTGCACAAACATCTGCAAGAAGTTTGACGAAATGGGAATCAAGCCGCCGAAAGGGGATTATTGGTCTCCGGCAGCAATGACAAAGATGCTTCAGAACATTCACTATATCGGAAAGGTCAAATGGAATCACCGAAAGACGCTGACCATCGTTGAAGAAGGGGAGTTCAAGAAGACGCGCCCGGTTGCACAAGTAGGGGAGTTCCTGATCTACGACGGAAAGCACGAAGCCATTATTCCCGAAGAGCTGTTCAACGCCGCGCAAGCCAAGAAGGGAAAGAACACGCGCCAGAAGCCGAACACGAAAGTCAGAAATCCGTTTGCCGGTCTGATCTGGTGCAGGTGCGGACGCGCTATGTCTCTTCGGACATACAAAAACCGCGATGCAGCGCCGCGCCTTTTGTGCGACGGACAAACCCATTGCAAAACCGGCTCTTGCCTGTATTCCGAAATGGAAGAGCGCGTAATATCGATCCTGACGGATTGCATCAATGACTTTGAAATCCGCTTGAAGAACGACGAAGGCGATTCTGCCAAGCTCCACGCACGGCTTATCAAGAATCTGGAAGCCAAGCAGAAAGAGCTTGACGAAAAAGAGCTTGCGCAATGGGAAGCGCAAGCCGACCCCGATCCGGCAAAGCGGATGCCGCCGCATATCTTCCAGCAGCTCAACGAAAAGCTGTTGAAGGAAAAAGAGGAAGTCAGACAGGCGCTTTGCAAGGCTTACGAATCCATGCCCGAACCTGTCAATTACGAAGAGAAGATCACGCAGTTTTCCGAAGCGCTCAACGCCTTAAAAGACCCGAACATTGACGCGGCAACAAAAAACAGGCTCTTGAAAGCCTGTATTGAACGCATTGAATATCACCGGGACACGCCGCAGCGTATCAAAAGCCAGCAGGTGAGATATTACGACCCGAAACAGAAGCGCACACGCTACAAATCGCCGCTAAGCACGGGCGGCAACTGGACAAGCCCGGAGATCGTGCTTGATGTTAAACTGAAGGCGTGATTCTTCGCGCCGTCCATTTCCATCAGTTGTGCGCACATTCAACCGCGCATGACTGATGGATATAATCAAAACAAGGAGCTGAAACCATTGAAAACGCTTGGATTGCTTGAAAAGCTGTTAGTCGCTGGAATGATAACCGAAGAGGAATACAAGGAAAGAAAAGCGGTGTATGTTGAATCGCTGCTTGAACTGTACTGTTTGGGGATTATAACACAAGAACAGATGAATGAAAAGTTGAATAATTGAAGAAGGACTTTGAAGCGCTGGCAATCTGTCAGCGTTTCTTTTTGTTCAGATTTCGTTTTTTGCGGCTTGTATTTTCTCGTTCTGTGTTTTAGAATATTTTCACACTTCTGTCAACGGAGGATTGTTTATGGGCTTGCTTGATATTTTCAAAAAGAAAAACACTGAGACGAAAATCACATGGGAAACGACAATAAACACAAATGAAAGCTATGACCCGTGGGCAAAAACAAACGAATCAAGAAATGACAATTATGCGATTGCTGCCTTTATCAGAATAAGCGAACGCGGAGCAAAAATAGGCAGTACAAATGACGATTACGCAAGATATTTTAACTATGAATTTCATGTTTACGACCCGATAAAATACCACAAGAAAGTGATAGCGGACGGGTATCTTGTTGAAGCAACTCCTGAAGTTGCCCTTGGAAAACTTAGGGTGGATCAGCTCAAAATCATTCTTGATAGTGCTGGTTTGCCGAGCAAAGGGAAAGAGGCTGATTTGATCTCACAGATTGTGAGCAACGTGGACATTCCATCCTTAAAATTAGATCGATACTATGTTCCGTCCGAAAAAGGTGCAGCACACCTAAAACAGTATGAATACGTTTTTCGCCTGAGAGACTACGGCATTTCGTGGGAAGAGTTTGACAAAGCAAAGGAATCGTATTCCGGATATTGCAAGCCCGATGATATTATATGGCAAATCCTAAATAACAGGCTTAACGCTTATAACATAAGCGGAAGTTTTGGACTGGCACGAAACGAACTGTTTAATATGGCAAAACTGCTGGAATACGAAGGGAAAAGCGTGGATGCCTTGTGTCACTATGTTCTTGTCCTTTATTATGACACAAACGGTTGCGGAATCGGAGAAATTGCCCCCGGCGTTATTGAGCGCATTCACAGCCTAAAAGATAGCTACGATGACAGAATAATCAGCAGATGTTATGACAGATACCGCTTGCCGCACCACTATATCAGCAGAGATAAATTTAGAGAACTTCTGTTTGACATATTCAACGATAAGAGGATCGACATGAAGAATTATACAAGCGGGAAAACTAAATAGGCAAAAAAAGAAGGGGAAGGCCGAAGCCTTCCCCTTTGTGTTAGATGATGAATGAAATGTCGATTGGTAGCCATGTGTTGTTTGGAGCGTCAGCCCATGCAGAGCCGTTTCTATACCGGGCAAAGCGTACCAGCCCCGCAGCAGTAACGGTGCAAAGCCAAATTGCCGTCCCGCTGCCCTGACAAATGAAATTGCCCTGCACTTCCGGTCTGTATCCTTCGGGAAGCGTCGTAATGGTCACGTTATCCGTGCCGCCCGTCAAGGTTGCCTTCGGCGTGACAACGCCCTTCAAATAGACAACGCCGCCGACCTTCCTATATCGCAATGTGTTTCCGGCGTTTGCGGCGTATGTCTCAAAGTCGCTTGTCAGCTTTGCCGTTATCCAGCCGGGATTTCCTGTTACATCGTAGCCATTGCGGAAGATGACAGGAAGGGCAAATTCTATGCCTTCCGTAAGCTCTGACACCTTGCCGAAGGCCATTGCCCGACCGGAAGCATTGAAGTCCAGCAGCGTGAACGCCGTGGGAATCTCCACGGTTTTTGTGACTGTGGTGAAATAGTCTTTGACGGTCAGGCGCACGTCATAGGCAGAATCAACGTTCAAGGTGGCGGCGGTTATCAGCGTGGTCGATAGCGTGTACCCCGTGCCATCCTTCAGCTTTATCCACTCGCTGGAAGCCCGCGCCTTGTATTCCAGCGTATACTTGCTTGTGTTTTGGCTGGAAACCGGGGAGATATTGAAGCCGAAGCCAATTTTGCCGTGTGTGCCGTCATAGTTTTCCGTGCCGTCTGCCAAGCATCGCACAGCGGATATTCCACGGATGACAGGCGCAGCATAGGCAATAACCGTCAGTGTCTTTGTGGCCTTTGCCGTGCGTCCACGGCTGTCTGTAACGGTGATCGTGACGGATTTCGTGCCGCTGGACAGCGTACCGGTTACGGGCGCTGCGCCGGTGTAGCTCTTTCCGTCAACGGTCGTTTTGTATGCCTTGATGATAGAGCCGTAAGCACCCGCCGCCACAATGCCGATCTTGACCTTAGACTTTCCTTGCACAAAAGCGCCGAACTGCACCGCAAGACCGGAAACTGTTTCCGTAATGGAAACGGTTGAAATTGTCGGGACAACAGCAGCCGGGACATTTGCCTTGAAGGATACCGTCTTTGTGCCTATCAGCGTATTTCCGTTGTAGGTCTTGCAGGTGATTGTACATGTGCCGGACGTGCCGGACGGAATCTGACTTGCAAGGGAAAGGGGAACGTCCCAAGCCTTGCTTGTACCAAAGCCGCTGCCAATCGTGCCGGTTGCATTACCGAATTTATACGTCAGCGTGTGCGTAAAGGCGCTGGATGCCCTCGGCATATTGATTGTGATACTCGATCCCATATTTACGCTGCTTGCTGACAGCGTGGGCGTCGTGGCGCGTGGGATCGTGTCGAATGTGCCGCTGCCGGATGCCGTAACATCACCATAGTATGTACCGCCAAGCGTGACCTTGATCCCGATGGTAGACGCAAAAGCGCAGGTTTTGTTTCCGTCTGCATTATGTGCTATGGTGACGGTTTTTGTGAACAGCGTCTTTGTCTGATTGCCGGACAGGGAAGCGGAGAAGGAGAACGTGTATTTTGTGCCGTTGATCGTCAGGCTTCCGCTCTTGCTCGCGCTGCTGTTGATGGTGTAGCTTGCGCCGGTTGACACAAGCTGCACCTTGACCGTTACGCTGGAAGTGTTGTTTGCCGCAGACTGACTGCCAACCGTCCAGACGATTTTCATCTGATAGCCTGTCCGGATCGCCTTTGTTATCGTTCCTGATTTAGCCATACCAGCGCCCCCTAAAGCGATAGCTTTTTGAATGACAGGTTGCCGTTTGCGCGGGGAATGAAAGCGAAATCGCCGAGCTGTAACGAATGGATAAAATGCCCGTCCGTGACGTATAGCTTATTGTCCGAGAAATACGCCACTTCAACGGCGTCCTGAAGAAAAGAAATCCGGTCGTTGCTAATTTTCAATTCAAGCTCATTTCCGACCTGTCCGAGCAGAATAGAGCCGTCCACAAAGCGGATATACTTCCGTATCTCTTCAAACTCTGCATCCGTACCAGCCGCTACCGCTTCGATGTCGGCGCTGAACTGGTTGAACTGGATTTCAACGCTTTCCTTCGTCTGCTCAATCTGCGTACTGACAGAGGAAACAAGAGCGTCCGTATCGTCTTTCAGATAGTAGTTTTCCGCAACGGTTGACTTGATGTTTTCTTCGGACACCTGCAAGGATGCAAGCAAATTCTGTTCCACGTTGTAAATGGCCGTAGAAGCCGTTTTGGACGCATTTTCTATTTGCAGTATAATTTCCCCTTGTGCATCGGAAAGTCCCGCAAGCGCCCCGGAAATGCCCTCTAATGCGCCACCAAGCGTCAACTTGTTTGCGCCCGGCTCTAACAACTTCAAAGACAGCTTTGTCACAAGAAAATTCTGGTCTATCCCGTGCGGATCGCTTGTAACTTTGACGTATGTTCCAAGGTGGAAACTGCTGAAGGAAGCGTCAACGGCCGCAAGGTCAGCCGCTGTCAGCTCTATGGTTTCCGGCTGGTTGACAAGGCCGGAAAGGTATGCTTGTCCCTTTGCCAGAAGGTTTGACGCTTCGGTCACGTCATCCCATGTATGCGTTGCAAAAATAAGGCCGTACCTGTCGGCGGCTTCCTCATCGACGATATAATCAAGGCCGTCATTGACGGCGGCAACCGTCAGGCGGTTGTCTGTGTCCTTGCCTTCACCGTCCTTCAGCTTTGCGCCAAGCGGAAACAGCGCCGTTGCGATGTCTGCGCCCTTCCTGATCCGCTTCAGGTCAAGAAGATTCTTTCCGAAGGTGATCTTCTGCGGAGAAAGCAGCGTGAAATCTTGCAGATAATCAATGTAGTTGATATAGCCTTCATGCCGGATGACGATATAGCCGCCGAGCAGGTCAATCAGCTTCTTTTGCACTTCCGTCCATGTATCAACATGGTCAATATTGGAACGGACGATATAATCATTCGGATCGGTGACAGTCACATTCCCGACCGTGAACCATTTGGATTCTTCCACCTGTGCATTATGGTTATCTATCAGCAGATTCAGGAAGCCGGAAACCGTCCCGGAATAGTCATAAGGGCGCTGGACGCTGTCCAACAGGAAAGCAAGCTCGCCCTCGCAGGTCACATGCTTTTCGTTGTAGCGGCCTATTTCATCGTCAAGAACGCGCCCACGGAAGATTAAATAATCATCCTGATAAACCGTGATGATCGACCGCAGCTTTTTTATTGCGCTGTACTGTGGATGACCGGGATAAACTGTGAATTGAAAGCTGCCGGTCTTGTTCAGCTCCAATTCCAAGGACGGATTGAAGATTTTCAGGCTTTCAAGGCTGCTGTTATACAGCGTCGCGCCGTCACAATATACCCTGTACATAATCACAGCCCCGCTTCCTGATAGGAAAAGGAAATCGTTCCTTCTCCGGTGACGGAAACGCTGTTGTTTCCGGCCTTCAGTTCCAGTTCCGGCAATGTGTAGCTGCCGCTGCCCAAGTCCCAAATGTTGTATGTTTCATAGACGATATGCAGTGCGCTGTCTGCTGTGATCGTTACCAGCGGAACAACACGCTTTCGGAGATTCGGCAGGGAAATCACGCTTTCGCCGTTCACCGTCTGCGTGACAACGGTTTTTGCAAGCTTGTATTTGTACGGCTCGCAATCGCACTCCACGCTTATTTTGCCGATGTTCTTTTCATTTGTGAAAGAAGAAACAAAGCACCGTCCAACATAGTAAAAAAGCGGATCATCGTCAAGGATGATCCGCTGCATTTTACCGTGTATCGCGTTTTTGATGGTTGAAAAAAGTGTAAGGAATTCGTTTTGTGGCACTATCGTTGAAAACTTGAATTTGTGCGTGACGTTCTCATACTTCGGTTCTCCGAAAAACTCTGTCAGATCAAGCGCCCCGTCTGCACCGGGAACGTCAATTTCAATCGTTTTCACTTTCGGGGCTGCAACTTCCTTCGATGTCAAAAGCAGATTGAAATCATCGTAGCTGTGATATGTGCCGAAAGTGATTCCTTTCATGTTTTTCCCCCTTATTTTATTTCCATGTGCCGCCCTTGCGGTACGGCGTCGTTTGCTTCCACGTCTCGCCAACTTTTTCTTATGTGTGGTATTTCAAAAT